GTGCCGGCGAAAAACGCTCAGAATCACATATAACATATTTGAGTAATTCTTGGGTATGGAACCATGTAGTAAACTTAATGTTTTCCGGCAGTGCAACGTCGTTGATTACAGAATCATTGTCATTTCAAAAAGGCACAGTGTTTACTGAAAAAACTGTGTTTGCATTACTAGGAAAGACTTTTCCGTTGTGGGTCGGCGGCGGAATCAATCAAGCACAAGAGTTTAAAAAAATGGGGTTTGATATTTTTGATGACGTGATAGATCACAGTTATCAGCATTACACAACATTGATTGAACGCTGTTATTATGCTTTCGAGCGTAATCTACATATATTGTCTGATTATGACTACGCTAGTAAAATAAGAGAATCTATGATGCCTAGACTAGAACACAATCAACAATTGATTAAAAATAAACAAATTGATTATTTTTGCAGACAACAAATAAATCAATGGCCCGAAGAGTTGCAACAAGCCATTGACTATAGAGTAAAAATGTGGATTTAAGGATAAATTTTGTTAAAAGAATACGGACTTGACGTACAACGATTATTTTTAGAAATGATGTTGGAAGATGCACAGAGCTATGTGCGTGTGCAGAACATCTACAACCCACAGAACTTTGACAAAAGTTTGAGACCTGCAGCTGAGTTCATCAAAGAACACAGTGACAAACATAAAACGCTGCCCGAACGTACACAAATCTCGGCCACCACAGGCATTAAACTACAAGCAGTACCTGATCTAAACGAAGGTCACTTTGATTGGTTCATGGGCGAGTTCGAACAGTTTACCAAGCGACAAGAACTGGAACGTGCTATTTTAAAAGCTGCAGACATGCTGGAAAAGGGTGACTTTGAGCCTGTGGAAAAGTTGATCAAGGATGCAGTACAGATATCGCTGACCCGGGACATGGGCACAGATTACTTTGCAGATCCAGCGGCTCGTATCAACAAGTATTTCAACTCGGGTGGGCAGGTATCAACAGGTTGGCCGCAACTGGACAGATTGTTGTATGGTGGATTCAGTCGTGGCGAACTCAACATCTTTGCTGGTGGATCAGGGTCTGGCAAAAGTCTGGTGATGATGAACATTGCCTTGAACTGGTTGCAACAAGGACTCAGTGGTGTGTACATCACACTAGAACTGAGTGAAGAACTCACAAGTTTGCGAACAGATGCCATGCTCACAAACATGAGCACCAAAGACATTCGCCGAGATATCGACACCACAGAACTCAAGGTCAAACTGGTGGCCAAGAAGTCAGGCAACTATCAGGTCAAGGGATTGCCGGCACAAAGCAACATCAATGACATACGTGCGTATTTGAAAGAGTATCAAATACAAACAGGCAAGCGTGTGGACTTTGTGATGATCGATTATTTGGACTTGTTGATGCCGGTCTCTGCAAAGGTCAGTCCCAATGACTTGTTTGTGAAAGACAAATATGTGTCAGAAGAATTGCGCAACTTGGCCAAAGAGCTGGGCATCCTGATGGTCACTGCGAGTCAGTTGAATCGATCGGCTGTGGAAGAAATTGAGTTTGATCACAGCCACATTTCAGGTGGTATATCTAAAATCAACACAGCAGACAATGTGTTTGGTATCTTTACTTCACGTGCTATGAAAGAGCGTGGCAAGTATCAGATACAGTGTATGAAGTCTCGGAGCTCGACCGGCGTTGGTCAAAAAATTGATTTGGAGTACAACATTGAAACAATGCGCATTACTGACGAAGGTGGAGAAGATGGAGATCAATACTCCAAGAAACCATCAACATCAATCATGGATTCGATCAAAGCCCGCAGTCAAGTTACCCCGGCTGCTACAAGTGAAGATACGCCACCATGGGAAAGCCCGACCCCTGGTGTAGACGTTGCCAAAGTATCAGGCGATGTGCAAAGTGCCAAACTCAAACAACTGCTTGGCAAGATCAAAACTGGTTAAGCCGCAGTAATCACAGCAGTCCAAGTAGTAATACCATCAGTGTTGACATACATGCGATTGTTTGTGGTGCTACCATCAGTGCGTAGATACAACGATCCCTTGGCCGCAGTTAAAGTAGGCGCACCAGATCCAAAGAACACGCCAAGATTGGCAGTGCTTGACAACTTGTAACCAGCACCAGTTGTGCCACCTGCAGGTACAGCAGTGCCTGATAGTATAGTAGCATTGCCCACAGCAGATAGCACAGCACTTGACAACACATTGCCACCGGTGACGTTGCCACTTAAACTTGCAGTGGTACCAGTGTGAGTGATAGCATTGACGTTGGCACCGCCTAATACATTGCCACCAGTGATGTTGCCAGTGACTGATATCAGCCCGCCGGTTAATAAGTTGCCCCCGATGACATTGCCGGTTCCTGTTACATTACCAATGCCATAATTGATATTGCCACCAGTGATATTGCCAGTAACTGAAACCAGTCCTCCAGTTAGTATATTTCCACCAGTGATGTTGGCTGCACTGGTTATAGTAGATGTTGCAGAAATTAATCCACCAGTTAAAATATTACCGCCAGTGACGTTGGCTGTGGCACTCATTATACCTGAGGATTTTAAATTGCCTGCTTGTATGTTTGCAGTTGTGGTGATATTTGCTGTGAGATTGATTGCACTAACAACGTTACCGCTGAGACTTAACCCTGCAACATTCAAATTGCCACCCGTGATGTTGCCTGTGGCACTGACTACACCAGCAGTATTGATATTACCACCAGTGACGTTGGCAGTAGCACTGACAAAACCTGATGTAAGCAAATTGCCAACAGTGGTATTACCTGCAAAGGTGTTACCAGTTGCTACGATGCTACCAACAATATTGCCGCTGACATACAAATTACCACCAATGCCAACGCCGCCGCTGACAATCAATGCCCCAGATCCACTACTACTACTCACTGTAGTACTGGTAATGGTCACAGGATTTGTATAGTAACTTAGCGGACGATTCAAATCAAACAAAGTAATAGTAGTACCAGCACTAGTGGTAACAAATCCAAATTCAAATGTGCCAGCGGCTGCAAATGTAATCACATTGCCCGAGTATCCTTGTACACCTGTTGTTCCTACACTTACTGCGGCAGGCAATGTCAATGTGAGGCCAGCAGTGCCTACTATAATTTGTACACGCAACATGCCCACAGATCCAGATTCTGGAAAGTTAGTAAAACTCAAACTAACATTACCGGCCATGGCAATGGTTTGATAATGCCCAGCACTGTAGTCAATGGCAATTGATCCTGAAGTGGCCGCAAGCACCACTTGTGTGGCTGAAAAATCTTGTATTTTAGCAGCATAGATAAGATTGTCTGCCATGTTGTTGTCTAACGTGGTACCTGTCAGTGCAGACTTTAGAAGCACTTTGCTTTGCAAATCGTTTACTTCGTCCTCTGCGTATTGAAAATTCTGTTTGATATTGGTAAAATTATCACGCATGCCCTGCGTATTATTACTGACGCCTGCTGTGGGGTAGAGTCCGTCTATGTTATTGGGATTGATCTGACTAGTCATACTGGTTCCTTGTATTAGATATTTATTGCAACGGCAATTCCGCTAAATAATCCAAAGGTCCTTGAGCAAATGCAAAAGAAAACTAAAAGTATATTAGAAGAACTGGACAGCCTGTACATAGAACGTGATCGCAGAGCCATCATAGAAACTCGCGCCAGCAACCTAATCGAAACAGCCATTCGTTTGCTGGAACAAATTGACAGTGAATTTCCTGCTGACCAAGCCGAAAACCTGCAACGTAAATTGTTAAATGCAATACGTCATAGAGATACTGGCAAGTTCTCAAGGTCTGTAAGGAGAACCAATGCAGATATTTGAACTTACCCAAAAACGCAAACTCAACGAGTACGATCCCAGTAGATCGCCACCTGGCACACCTAATTACGCCACAGGAGTTGGGCCTGGGGTAAAACCACAGATGACAGTCACGCCTAAAACGACAGGTACCTCGGCTGCACCTGCTCCAGTTGCGCCTGCTCCAGCGACCCCAAATTTTGGAACTGGTGTAGGACCAGGAGCAAAATCACAGATGACTGCTACGCCCACGGTTCAGAGTTCCCCAAGTGCAAACGCACCCGCAACTCCACTTGCTACACCATCTGGTGGCCCCAATTATGGAACTGGTGTAGGACCAGGCGTAAACTCACAGATGACTGCTACACCTACAGCGCAGGGATCTTCTGCTGTAACTCCTACACCGGCACCTGCTCCAGCATCTGCTCCAGCACCAAGTCAACCTACATACAATGTTCCGTTGGCCAAGGTACCTGCTACAAATACAGCCATGCCATCAAACATGTCAACCACTGGATCTCCTGTTGCTACAACTCCTGCACCTGCCCCTGCACCTATAGCGGGAGTTGATCCAGCACTAGCGGCAGCGGGCAAGGTTAAAATGACTGGACCACAAGGAAGAAAAGCCAACATAGGTGGCGCCATTGCCAATGCAATGCAGGCATACAATGCCAACAAAGTTGGCCTAGGCTACCTGTTGCCTAAAGATGCCAAAAACGAAGTATACACAGACAGCACAGGCAAGATAACCATAGATGGTGTACCTTATGATGCTACCAATCCCGAGCATCAACGACTTGTAGGTAAAATAACCATAGGTGGCAAACCCTACAATGGCGCTGATCCAGAACATAGTGCAGCCTACTTGGCGTTTAAAAATACTGCCGGTAGAGGCGGTGCCGACATAGTAAAAATAGACCCTAGCGGCAAAGTGACCATAGCGGGGCAGCCTTTTGACCCTGGTAATCCAGGCCATGTCATGGCCTATAGACAACATGTATTGTCGTCGTCCG